AGTCCCTCTATCAGACCCTTAAAGCTGTCTCTTATTCGCGATGATACATCAATGAACGCTTGCTTGAACGGGTCTCTTGTTGCTTTTAGTGTTTCAACGAGGGATCCGAAGCTTGCATCGACGTTGAGGGCCCCCTCTGCCATCTTGTTTAACGCTTTTTCTCTTGGGTCTTTTGGCGCTTTGCTTTTTAGCGCGGCGTCGACAGTTGTTTTACCTGATAATAGTCTTCTAGTTTCGTCTGGAGACATCCCTAGGCCGTCAGCAATTGAGATAAGCTCAAACTTTCCTAGATTTTGTACTCCGCCTCTGAGGTTCTTTCTTATGCCTCCAACAATTGTCTCCAGCCTTTCAGACTCTGACTTGCCCAACAGGTCTATAGAATTGAAAACAGACTTCCCTAAAATAGCATTGAGCTTACCCGCTTTTTGGGATGAGCCCTGAAAGCTGTCCATGCTGCTACCGAATGCATTGGTCAGATCATTGAAGCTGACACCTGTAGCTCTAGAAGTAAACTGTAGTTTTCTGAATATTCCTTCGACTTTTCCTGAGTCATACAGTAAGCTCTTCTGTGCAGCGGCGAAGTTAGTTGCCAGTTCCTGTGGGGACATAGCAAGTTGTTGTGACATATTTGCAACCTTTTTGCCTAGATCCACTGCTTGGTCACCAGTGAGCCCGAAAGATTGAATCGCAGTATCAAATATTCCGGTCATCGTAGAGGTTTCAATACCAAGCTTATTTGCGATGCCCACTGTTGCGGCCATATCTTGCTTAACTTTGTTGTTGACCATTAAGAAAGATTTCATGCTACTAGCGGTGGCTTTATATGCCGCTTGACCCTCTTGAATGTTTCCAAAATACTTGAACATTGCTTCGCCGGTTTGTGATACGGCTTTTTGAAAGTCTTGGCCTTCGGCGAACTTACTGAAGTGCTGACCACCTTGTTGAACAAACTCAGCTTGTAACTTTACTAATTGCTTGTAATCATCGATAACTGTCTTGAAGCCACCAAGCGATTTGATCAAGTTCGAGACACCATCTTCGCCGGCTGCATCAAACATGGTCTCTGGGATGCCGGCGTCTGTAGCAAAGTTCCTAGATTTAGTCTTTCCCGACTTGGACGAAGCTGCCTTGACGTCAGTTCTGTACATCTTATTCAGCCTGTTCTTGATTTTGTTTTTCTTGGCGGTGTCGGTCTCGTTTGCCAACTGCTCAACTAAATCTGCAAATGTATCAGCCATATAGATAAACCTCTCCTTAATATACTAATTATCAAGCAAATTAGTTTTGTTGTTCGTTTCTTTTCTCAATCATCTCTACGTTCTTGTCAACGAACCAGGAGCGGAGGCCTATAGGTAGATTATAGGCTTCAGTAAAAGTAAAATGACCATAATGTTGAAGGAATAGAATTTCCTCATACGTTACCTTCTGAACGTAATCAGAGGTCAGGCCAAAAGAAGCCCAATGTAAAGGGCACCTCGAATTCAGATTCCTCTTCGCAGGAACCGCAAGCGACGGATTGTTTGGTCGACACCCTAGGTGTCACTGAGTTAATCACAGATCTCAGTTTTCTGGAGTCCAAAGCTGGCAAAGCTTCGAACAGAGTGTTTAATAAGGAAGGGTCTGATATACCCTTTACTTCTGCTACAGCCATTCTAAATAAAGATATAGAAGTGTTGTGATCTAATCCCAACTCTTCTGCTTTACGTTTTTGTTTATCTAAATACTGCAAGTCATTACCGTTTAAGATTCTGACCTTAGCCTCAAGTTCAGTCTTAGGTAGTATGAATACAAACAGGCCTGTGTCTTCTTCAAAGGATACTCCCTCTGGTATCGAGTCTTCGATCTCTCTCTTTTCAAGATCAAACACGAACTCTGCTACCTTACCGCACGCTTGGCATGGCATCCTCATAGAATACTCTGAACCGTATCCCGTTATACGAGATGCTATTAGAAGTGCATTCTTGTCTGTTTCGATTAGTTCCGACACGTTGACAGAACGATCGATAAGTATTGCCGATAGCAATCTATCAAAGATCGTTCCATCCTCTATGAAACTTTGGTTTGCCAAAAGGTCTTCTTCCTTGGCTGTTAGGTGTTTTATCTCCAGTGTTTCGCGGCCATAGAGAGAAGAGTTCTTGTCATAAAACTTTCCTTTTGTTGGCAATGAAACCACCTCAGTTGGTACAACAAATGATATCCCGAATGGATTTTCATTGTTTTGCGTTGGCAAGCCCCTTGGCGGGGCTGGTGCTTGAGGTGTTGGGGGGTTTGCTGATGTTCTTCTAGAATTTCTAGACATTTATTCCTCTTTTCATTTATATAGTAGATGGGGTATTCAGATTCCAGGTCTTGGAGTCAGTTCTTTCAGGAAGCTCTAAAGCTGCCCAGTCGTATCTAATCGTCATACTAATGTCAACTAGTTCGTCCGAACTGTAATCAAGATTACCAAAATCAACGTTTGTTAAGAATGGATTATTCAGCGTCCATTTCTCAAGTACGTTCTCTTGTTGCGCTCCAGTGTTAGCACCGAACTGCACAAGCTGTATTTGTCCACCAAGTCCGTCGACGAATGCTTTCTTCGAGATAGTTCTTGGCTCATTGGCCTGAGATGTAAATTTGTCAGGCAAAACATAACCAGCAGCTTCCAATATCTTTACTAAGCTTGCTGTCGAATCAGGTTGTACTGGGTCTACAATTGTTACATCAACTGTGGCCCATTCAACTCTCCCTGGGTAGTAGAACTTATAGTTCAAAAAGTCATGACCAGTCTCCGAGACTGAGAATGATGGTTTTTTTACGTTCTTTACTATGAACTGTGGCATACCAGCAATGTAGAGCAGCCATCTAAACTGTCGTTTTGGCTCGATGCTCGCTTGGTTCCAGAATTGTGAATTTGTAGGCATATTATTTTATCTCCCTAATATTATATATGGTCTCAGATGCTTTTTTCAATGTTTAATCCTCGAAAGAAGCACCAGTATTTGTAATAACGAAATCAACGGCAATAAACTCAATAGCTCTAGCTGGCTTCAGAAAGATCTTAGCGTACATTACGTTTCTATCAACCAAATCTGGTGTAGTGGTCGTATTGTCCAAGATTACCTTGAAGTCCGAAAGTCCCAATCTGGTCTGTACGCTCTGAAGGAAAGGATTTACCTGACCTAGGAAGCGATTCCAAGTGGCTGGAACATTCTGATCGAAGAGAAGCCCAGAAGCAATTCTAGAAACCTCTTTCTTGACGAAAATCAACAATCTACGAACGTTGATACGGTCAAGTGCAGACTGTGAAGACTGAAGTGTCTTCTGCCCGAACACTACGATACCCTCTGTTACAAATGATGCAATTGGGTTAACGTTCGCTGCGTATAATGTATCTCTCTGCTTTGAAAGAAGCTGCTCAGATACCTGAAGTACTGGTAAGCCAGCGTTTCCTTCATTGAGGCCACCGCGGTTGAAACCTGCAGGTGCAAACCAGACCTCTTCGGCCTGCTCTGTGTATGCCATAACACCCAGTGCGATTACTGAAGGTGGTACCCATACGTCTCTCGTCTGTTCAACGTCTCTAATCTTTACCCAAGGGTAGTAGGCAGCGCCATAAGAAGAATTCAATGCTCTTGCCTTGAGTGCTGTTGCAGTTGCTGCAGGGTTGGTTGTCAACCTGTCAGAGAAAGAATCACACTTAAGCTCATGTGGTGGTTTGTATACACCAGGCAAGTCAATGATTGCCATTGAGTCTGCTCGGGATTCACACTTCTCTATAAGCTTGGTCGTCAGCGCTGGAGTGGTGATGCCAGGCATGAGGGCCAAGTTGTGTTCAATAAATTCCGGATCCTTGATCAAATCTATTGCTCGGTCGACTGACGCGAAGGCATAGTTTGATCGTGAATTCGGTGTTGCGTCCAGAACCCTGTTGTTGAATGGATCCGCTTCGGTAATATTTACTCCATCGAAACCACCAACAAGTGGCATCTGGAACTTATCAAAACCAAGCTGTAACAATGTGGTTGCTGAGCCTGAGTGTGTGTAAGCGCGGTGCGTGGTGGCTTGTCGATGGGAACCTGAATAGTAGAAAGACGCTGTAACGTTCGCGGTTGATAAATCAGCCAAGTTGCTACCTCCGATAATTACCTCGTCCAAACTAAAGATGAATGCGTGTTGTGCTAATGATCCTGAAGTACCCGCATCTTGTCTTGTTGTCAAGCCCTCCGGAAGCTTCCTTACATAATCAGCATAGCCCGGGTCTACAACTGTGCCCAACTCTCCAGTGGAGCTGACTTTGTAAACTGCAGCGCCGAAGTAGTCTTCGCCATCAAGCGATGCGCTGATCACATTTGGAAGACTTGGCCATGTTACTGTGAAATCTCTTGAGGCGCCGTCTCGTTGGCTGATCTGATCTGCTTTGAATTTCAATACTGTATCTGCTCCAAGGAATGTTCCAGAAAATGCCGACTGAGCGCCACCGGCTGAGGCGGATGGGCTTAGTTTTATCATGTTGTTTGCTGGCTTGATCGGACCCAAGAATCCAAAAGGAACCTTAGAAGGATTTACTAGTCCGTTGTCTACGTCGGACTTCATATCCATTCTTATATATCGAGAAAGGTTCGGATAATTTCCGTACACCTTGTTTCTTTTTTCGCGAGCGGACCAAGTTGTGAACTGATCTCCGATTTGTCTTGCAACGTAGTTTGAAGAATTGGGGTTTAGGTTACACCCAGAGAAGGACTCAACTACTTCTAGTTTTCCTCCCCTTATTCTTCTGACTACGACCGTGAAAGAACCGTAAGGGTCTGCATCGCCCTCTTCTGGGATTCGAATGTCCTCTATGCAGACTGTGAACTGCCTCGAAGCTGCTTCTCCCTCATCGAGAGCTTTCATTCTGAAGAGCTTTGTCATCTTCGTTGGATCATAGGACGCTGCTGTTCCATCATTCTGAGAAAATACCCATCCTGTTTGGGCTACAGAAGCTTCGTGACTAAAATCCGCAAAGTTTACTACATTGTCTTTTCTTAATCTTGTTACAAATCCTAACAGATCGCCAGATGGAACTTTCTCTTCAAATGTTTCACCCAACCAGTACTTGTCAGCGATGGAACTTGCGGCCGTACTGGCGACGTCAGCATTTGTAGCAACGGGATTTGTGTTCAATGCTTTTCTAATGTAATTTTTAGAAGTTCTGGAAAAACTTACAGGTACTTCTTTCGTTGTAGAGGCATTCTTAAGATGAATCGTAAAGTTATTTGCTGAGTCTGCAAGGCAGACCGTGTTCAAAAGCGCTGTTCCGGCTGATGAGGAGCCAAGCTGTTTATTGGATAAGGACGCTGTAAATGGACTCTCTCCATACAAAACCGCGGCCAACACAGAGGATGAAGGCGCTGCCTTGTTGGATCCGGATTGCATCACAAAGAGCCCCCATGCTGAATTCGCTGTCCATCCTGCGGCGCCGGCGTCAACGGCATTGTCGCCTTGTACACCTGCCAATCTAATTGTTGTAACAGGAGAATTTATGTCTGCTGCGAAATATGCTTTTGCTGCATAATGAGCATAAGCAGGAGCCAAAAGACCGTTGCCTTCTCTCCAAACGTCGTCACCTTGGCCACCTGGTACAGGCTCTCCAAAGATCTCCACGAAATCTGCGTATGAATTGACGGTTACCGGCTTCATAGCAGGCCCTTTTCGGGTTCTACCTATGATAACTGGACCGATTGGTCCTGGTAACTTTGGAAGTTGAGAGTTGTCTACCTCTCTTAAGAAAATGCCTGGTGAGACAAACTTGAATTTTCTGGCTGCCATATTATAAATCTCCTTGAACGAATTGATGCGGTAGTAAAAACTAATATTTTACTTAGTAAATAGTTTTTCTTGACGTCAAAGGAATAATAAAAGGAAAGCCCGGTGAAAACCGGGCTTTTTGGTGGGATGATAAGGTAGGTTATATTATTTCTGGATGTATCGTACGATAAGAACATCGTCCGAGTCAAGTGCGTCAGCCATAAGGACCTTTGTAGGCGCAGTGTAGCTATCAAGTCTATAGTCAAAGATAGAGTTTGCACCAGATCCAAGATTAGCAGAACCTGAACGAGTCTGTAAGAGGCCATTCAAGAATACCATCAAGGAACCAGACAATACTGGGCCTGACATAGACGCTGTGTGTGCATGACCTGTCAAAGAAGCAGACATGAATGACTCTTCTTTCTGGGCAATGAAAAGCTTACCCTGGTGAACCTGAATACCACCTCTTGTTCCAGCGGCACCAGTGATGTGCTGTACAAGGTCAGTTACGCTTTCTTTCTTGATGTAGTTGTTGTCGCTATCTTGCACAAGCAAGAAGTGAGTACTATCGTTTGAATCAAGTGCCATTGAATCAAGGTTCTCTAATTCAACCTGATTTGATCGGAACTTGGTATTCTGGTTGCCCACATCAAGTGCACCACTGACAACAATAGCGTCAGCGCCCGAGTTGCCCAAGTTCACCGCTCCGTTGAAGGTCGCTGTATCTGATGCTGTGATTGCGTCAACAGTTGTTGCACCGTCT